AATATACACAAAGGGTTATAACTAATAAACTTAATATTAAGGAGAACTAAAATATGGCTTTTCAAGTATCACCAGGTGTTCTCGTTACTGAAAAGGATCTTACTAATGTCATTCCTGCTGTCTCAACATCAGCGGGTGGTATAGTAATTACAGCAGAAAAAGGACCAATTGATGAAGTTACTACAATTTCTTCTGAATCAGAGTTGGCTAATGTATTTGGGAAACCAAATTCATCTAACTTTGAAGAATGGTTTACTGCTGCTAACTTTTTAGGTTACGGAAACAATCTGAAGGTAGTAAGACCAATCACAGGATTATTAAATGCTGTGTCAACTGGTAGTGCTGTCTTGATTAAAAATACAACTGATTATCTTGATACATACTATTCTGAAACTGGCGCTGGTCAAGTATCTAACATAGGAACTTGGGCTGCAAGAGAGGCAGGAACACTAGGAAACAGTTTAAAAGTTTCTTTATGTCCTAACTCAACTGCTTTTGGACCACACTCACAAAGTGGCACTCTAATAGTCAATGACGCTACTGCGGCTATCGGAGATACAACCATCACAGTAGATGATGGATCTTTGGTTCAAGTAGGTGACATACTAGAGTTTGGAGACTCTAGTGCTGTACCTTCAACTTCAGGTGCACCTTCAGGATTTTATTATAAGGTAACTGCAATTAACACTCATGTTCTAACAATCGCAAGATTTAATTCTGCTACTGGTAAAACAGAAACAGGCGGATTAAGACACGGTGTTGTTGATGACGCTAAATTTCTAAGACATTGGGAATATTACTTTCAATTTTCTGGACCACCTACAACAACTGATGATGTATCAGCTGCTGGCGGTTCAAATGATGAAATGCATATTGTCGTTGTTGACGAAGATGGCTCAATCACAGGAACTGCAGGAGAAATACTAGAAACTTTTGCTGGAGTATCACAGGCGCATGACGCTAAAGACGCTTCAGGTAATTCAAACTATTATCCTGATGTAATTTACAGAACTAGTGAATTTATCTATTGGATAGACCACATCTCTACTTTATCAGATGGTCTTGGTAAAACTGGACAAACTTTTGATAACAGTTTGACAAATGCGTTTAACGTAGATAATGTTTCACTTACAAGTGGAACAGATGATTATGTTGCCACTAACGCTGAGATTGCTACTGCATACGAAAAATTTAGTGATGTAGAGAATGTTGACTTATCTTTATTGATGTGCGGTCCTTCACAAACAGGTGCTGACGCTACTGGCGACACAAAAGCAACTGCTGTTATGGATATCGCAACTGCAAGAAAAGATTGTGTGGCATTTATTTCACCTGCGAGAGCAGATGTTGTTGGTGTTGCAAACGCAATTACACAAACTCAAAATGTAGTAGGATTTGCTGATGGTTTACCATCAAGTTCATACGCTGTTATTGATAGTGGTTACAAATATATGTACGACAGATATTCTGATGTATTCAGATTTGTACCATTAAATGGTGACATCGCTGGACTTTGTGCAAGAACTGATAGTATCGCTGATCCTTTCTTCTCACCTGCTGGATTTAACAGAGGTCAGATTAGAGGTGCAGTTAAACTTGCTTTCAATCCAAATCAAACACAAAGAGATGAATTGTATAAGGCAAGAATTAATCCAGTAGTAGCATTCCCAGGTCAGGGAACTATACTATTTGGTGATAAAACTGCTCAATCTAAACCAAGTGCTTTCGATAGAATTAATGTAAGAAGATTATTCATTACTCTAGAAAAAGCTGTTTCTACTGCTGCTAAATTTCAACTCTTTGAATTTAATGACGAATTTACAAGGGCTCAATTTAGAAATCTTGTAGAACCGTTTTTGAGAGATGTACAAGGTAGAAGAGGTATCACAGACTTTTCAGTAGTGTGTGATGATTCAAACAATACAGGTGATGTTATAGATAGAAACGAATTTAGGGCTGACATTTTTGTTAAACCTGCTCGTTCTATTAACTTCATTCAACTTAACTTTATTGCTACAAGAACAGGCGTTGCCTTTTCTGAAGTAGCAGGCGCATAGGAGGGATAAAAAATGGCAAATATAAATGACTTTAAGGCCCGACTAAAAGGCGGTGGCGCAAGAGCCAATCAGTTTAAGGTAACTTTACCTTTTCCTGGTTACTCAGCAGTTGGCGGAGAAACAGCTGATTTAGCATTCTTATGTAATGCTACATCAATACCTGGGCAAAATCTTGGTACTGTTCCTGTGAATTTCAGAGGAAGAATACTGAACCTAGTCGGTGATAGAACATTTAATCCATGGTCTATTACTGTATTAAACGATACAGACTTTAAAATTTACAGAGGTCTGGAAAGATGGATGAACGGAATGAACAATATGACTGATAACGAAGGATTAACAAATCCTGCTGATTATCAAGTTGATATATTCATTGACCATTTAGATAGAAACGGAAGTACTCTTAAATCTTATACTTTAAGAGGCGCATTCCCAACTGCTCTAGATGATATCGCACTTAACTATGGCACGAATAATGCTATAGAGGAGTTCGGTTGTTCGTTTACATATCAGTATTTTGAAACAGATACTACTACATAATAACAAACAAGTTATAAGGAAAATATAATATGGTACAATTACTTGGCTTCCAAATAACAAGACAAACTGACGACAAGGAGAAGCCCGCTGAAGCAAAACAAGCCTTCACGGTGCCTTCTCCTGATGACGGTACAACCACTATATCGGCTGGAGGTTATTTTGGCCAATATCTCGATATGGAGGTTACCGCCAAGAATGATGTTGATTTAATTAAAAGATATAGAGAAGTTGCCCAACACCCAGAGTGTGATATGGCAATTGAAGATATTATTAATGAGGTTATTGTTTCAGACGATAGAGACCAGTCTGTATCAATATCGCTAGATAAATTAGCAGTCTCAGAAAATATTAAAGGCAAAATTCGAAGTGAGTTTGACGAAGTATTAAAGCTATTAAACTTTGACGAAAAAGGACACGACATATTCAAAAGATTTTATATTGATGGTCGTATCTATTTTCATAAGGTCATAGACCCGAATAGTCCACGAAAAGGCTTAACAGAATTAAGATATATTGATCCACGAAAAATTAAAAAAGTTCGTGAGGTTACAAAGAAAAGAGATACTAAAGGCGCTAAAGGCATAGAGATTATAGAAACAACTGCCGAATGGTTTGTCTATAATGAAAAAGGAATATCATCAGCAAACTCAAATGCTGGTTTAAAAATTTCTACTGATTCAATCTCTTATATTACATCTGGTGTAATAGACCAAACTAAAAATATGGTTATGGGTCATTTACATAAGGCAATTAAACCTGTTAATCAATTAAGAATGATTGAGGACGCTGTTGTTATATACAGAATAGTAAGAGCGCCTGAAAGAAGAATATTCTATGTTGATGTAGGTAACTTGCCAAAAGTAAAAGCAGAATCATATCTTAGAGATGTGATGGCAAGATATAGAAACAAACTTGTCTATGACGCTTCTACTGGTGAGATTAGAGACGATAGAAAACATATGTCAATGCTTGAAGATTTTTGGTTACCTCGTAGAGAAGGTGCAAAAGGTACTGAAGTTTCTACACTTGCAGGTGGTCAAAATCTTGGCGAAATATCAGATGTACAATACTTTCAAAAGAAACTATATAAATCTTTGAATGTGCCTATTTCTAGAATGGAATCAGAAAATGGTTTTAATCTAGGAAGAGCTGCAGAGATTACAAGAGATGAACTTAAATTTACTAAGTTTGTTGCAAGACTAAGAAAAAGATTTACGCAATTATTTCACGATATACTTAAATCACAATTGGTTTTAAAAGGTATTATTACAATTGAAGATTGGCAGAAATTAAAAGAACATATACAGTACGACTATTTAAAAGATGGATATTTTGCAGAACTTAAAAATGCAGAATTATTAAGAGAAAGAATAAATCTTGCGAATGAAGTTAGTCCGTATATTGGTAAATACTATTCTGTTGAATATATTAGAAAAAATGTATTGCGACAAAGCGATGAAGATATCATTGATATTGATAGTCAGATTCGTAATGAAATTAAACAAGGTATTATCGCAAATCCAGAAGGCGCACAAATGGATGATGACGAGGATACTGATATAAATATAGATAATATAGGAGATAATTAATTATGGCGAATGACAATGTAAAGACAATGGTTGATTCACTTGCAGACGGCGATAATATTGCGGCTCAAGACGCATTTAAAAGTGCTTTATCTGATAAGATAGGTACTGCTTTAGATGACAAAAGAATGACGGTTGCAAATGATTGGTTAAATGCAGCTCACGAAACAGAGGATTTAGAAAATAATTCTGTATTAAGTGGGTCAGTTTCAGAAGCAGAACCTGTTGAACAGGAACCTGCTCAAGAACCTGTTGAGATAGACAATGACGAGGAACCAAATGAACAGCCTGTCGTTTCAGAAGTTTAAAAAACAATTATCTGAACGAAGATATGGTGTGCCTACAAAAGGTAAGGCATATAAAACATTATCTCCAAAAATGAAGGCTGCTGTAGATGATGTTTATAGTATGGTTAATAAGGCTTCTGATCCTCTTATAGGAAAAGTTGAAGGTATTATTAGTCAAGTGGCTAAAAAACATGGTATTAATGTTTCTAGTATAGAAAGATACATTGATAACGAAACAATAAAGTAAGGAAATAAAAAATGGCAATTGCAACAAGAACATTAAGAGACACGGTAGTAGAAGCTTCTGGTGGTGCCTCAGGTGGTAAAGTTACTGTTCTAGTGAATATGGACGATAACACTACTGCTAATTCAAACATACTTGACGCAAGTGGTTTATCAGGACACGCTAACGGCGCAAAGTTAGATATTACTAGAATTTGGTGGAGTTTAGTTCAAGGTACTGCTGATGACAATACAGGTCATGTACAGATACAATTTAAAGGTGCTTCATCGGATACTGTGGCGATTCAACTTGCTGGTACAGGACACTATGATGGTACTGCTGGTAAGATTACGAATAATGCAACTAACACGACAGCGACTTCAGGAGACCTAGAGTTGACTGCATTAGGAACTTCTGGTAGTGTTATTATCGAATTAAGAAAAGACGAATCATTTACTGCATAGGTTTTTCTTATGACGATTGCGAATACGGCTATTGTTAATACTGCTTCAAAGTACATTGTACAATCAAAGGGTATTAGTGATGAGACCGACCAGATATTAGTTGACGCTGAAAAATTGACAGATGGCAACAATCAGTCTAAGGTAAGTTTGATTGAGTGTCATTTTCAAATAAAAGGCACAGGCACTTTAAAGTTAAGTGCTGAAAGTGAAACAAATGATTTAAGTTTTACTGGAAATGGTAAGTATGGTTTACGACCTGACCAGTTAGAATTTGGAAAAGATAAACAGATTAAATTAACAACTGACTCAAATGTCAAAAGTTATTTGTTAATTACAGAGTTTAGGAGAAAATAGAATGGCAGATGTAGTTACAACACAAACGATAGCAGACACCAGTGGTGTTAAAACTGTTATGAAGTTTACTAATATAAGTGATGGTTCAGGCGAAACGCTTGTAACTAAAATGGACGCTAGTGCTCTAAATTTTATGACTGAAAATAATGAGAGAGTTCTTGCAAAAATATATTGGGCAGTAAATACAACTAATGGTAAATCTGGTGTAGAATTATTATGGGCAGGTAGTGGAACTAGTTCTGCTAACGCAACAATAGGATTTTTTTCTGGTCGTGGTTTTCACGATTACTTTACTGCTGGTAATAGTATACCTAATAACGCAACACTAACAGCAAACACTAGTCCTGCTGGCGATATATTACTTTCGACAAAAGGATTTGTTGCAGGTGATAACTATACGATAATATTAGAAGTGAGATAATGACAAAAAAGAAAAAAGATTATTCTAAAGCAATTCTAGAAAGAATTGTAGGAACAAAATCTAAGACTTATCTTGCAGATGAATTTAAAAAAGCATTTGCAGAAAAGTATGGAATAAAAAAAGAAGAACTAAAAAGAGAAGTTGTAGATAAAATCTATAACAATAAAGAAAAGGTGGAGAAATGAAACTAATTACAGAAACTATCGAAGATATCGAAGTATTAACAGAAGCAACTACTTCTGGTGATAAAAATTATAAAATTCGTGGTGTCTTTATGCAGGCTGATATCAAAAACCGTAATGGTAGAGTTTATCCAGTCGAGACTTTAGCAAAAGAAGTTAAAAGATATACAAACGAATTTATAAACAAGAAACGTGCTTTCGGTGAACTAGGACATCCAGACGGACCAACAGTTAACCTTGAAAGAGTTTCACACATGATTACTAGTCTTAAACCAGAAGGTAAAAACTTTATTGGAGAAGCAAAAGTAATGGATACCCCTTACGGTAAAATCGTCAAGAATTTAATTGACGAGGGCGCTCAGTTAGGTGTATCTTCAAGAGGTATGGGTTCTATTCAACAATCTCAAGGAAGAAATGTTGTTGGAAAAGACTTCTATCTCGCAACTGCCGCTGATATAGTTGCAGACCCATCAGCGCCTGACGCTTTCGTAGAAGGCATAATGGAAGGTAAAGAGTGGGTATGGGATAACGGAATACTGAAAAGTATGGAAGTTGAACAATATAAAGAAGAAATTGAACGAACTAAACGCAAAGAACTTGCTGAAGTAAAAGCAAATATCTTCAAAGACTTCTTATCAAAATTTTAAAACCTACGCAGCTTTTCGAAAAGCGTAGGGTTTGAGATGGTAAGATGTATAAATAATAGTAATAAGAAAAATTAATTAATTTTTAAATATTAAGGAGAGACCGAATGTCTGAAACCCGAAGTAAAAAAAGAGTTAGATACGGTAGAAGAGCAAGTAAAAAATGCGGCTAACAAAGACGCAGCTCCAGCTGAACCTAACCACCTTAAAAATGACGCAGAGGATCTTGGTGCTCCAGTTGTGAAAGCAACTGATAGTAACCCAGACGCTACGAAAAAGGTAAAAAAAGTATCAGACCAGGTTAATAAGGATGCGAATGATGGTTCTTTACCAAAAGACCAAAAACCATCTGCTATGAAAGAAGAAGAAACTGAAGTTGAAGGCGAAGAAGAAATTGCTGAAGATACTAAAGAAGAAACTTCTGAAATAGAGATTGACCTATCTGATGATGTTAAGGCACTAGTTTCAACAGACGCAGACCTTTCTGAGGAATTCAAAGAAAAGGCTGCAACTATTTTTGAAACTGCTGTTAAAACACGAATACAAGAACAGGTTAAAGTACTAGAGTCTCAGTATGAAGAAAAACTTTCAAAAGAAACTGAAACAGTAAAAGAAGCTATGGTCGAAAAAGTTGACTCATATCTAAACTATGTTGTTGAAGAATGGATGAAAGAAAATGAATTGGCAGTAGAGAGAGGTATTCGTACCGAGATTGCTGAAGATTTCATTACTGGACTTAAATCTTTATTCAAAGAACATTATATTGATGTTCCTGAAGAAAAATATAACGTACTTGAGGACTTAACTAATCAATCAAAAGAATTAGAATCTAAACTTAACGAACAGATTGAAAAGAATGTAAATCTGACTAAAGAAGTTTCTAGTTTTCATAAAACAAAAGCAATCTTAGAAGTAACTGCTGATTTAGCAGAAACAGAAAAAGAAAAATTTGTTTCTATGGCTGAAAATGTTGAGTACGATAGTGCTGAGAAATTTAGAGAGAAACTAGAAACTATAAAAGAATCTTATTTCCCTAAGTCTAAGATAGAAGAAACTGCTTCGAAAGATGAAGTTGATTCTGTGGCGGCGAATGAGCCAGCTGTTGAAGCTAGTTCGGATGCTATGGCTGCATATACAGCCGCAATAACAAAAAACCTTAATTCCTTAAAGAATTAATGTTTGATTTAAATGTAAATAATAATAAGGAGAGATAAAAATGTATCTTACTGAAAACTTACAGGAAAAGTGGCAGCCAGTCCTAGAACATCCAGATTTGCCAAAAATCGAAGATGCTTATAAAAGAGCTGTAACTACTGTGATTCTAGAAAACCAAGAGAAGTCAGTTAGGGAAGACCGAAGCTTTATGGCTGAGGCTGCACCTGCAAACGCAACTGGTTCATCTGTTGATAACTGGGATCCAGTATTAATATCATTAGTCAGACGTGCTATGCCTAATCTTATCGCATACGATATTTGTGGTGTACAACCAATGTCTGGGCCTACAGGATTAATCTTCG